TGACTTCTTTGAATATCTTGATTGCTTCGTTCAAAATCGCCTTTTCTTCCGGGTTGTGGATCGCTTTTTCAAGAACTACGGCCATCATGTGAAATGCATGAAACCCATCGTCTACTGGGTCGCCATACTCAAGCATGTGAAACCAAATCTTGAACACCCGAACGGAGTCCTCTAGTTCAAGCTGCTGGGGTGACTTTATGAAGGGGTTTGTGTATTGCTTGCGGGTCATTGGTTGCGCTCCAGATCCACAAACCGGACACCAAGCTCTTGCGTTGCAAATGCCTCGACCTGCGTGCAGAAGTCGCAGAACTCTGCTGTTGTCAGCTTGGTTGATGACTTGCCGATAATTTGCCCATTTGGCAGCTCGTCGAATCCAATGAATTGGCGCTTGAACTGCTCATGCCAAACTTCCGCACTGAACAATCTCCCGCCTACGGTCGCCTGCTCTGCTATCTGCGCCAAAACACCGCGCCCCCAATACCTACGGTTCTGAGGCTTGGTGCGCTTCTTGAGTGATGCGGTAATGGTCAACGTCTTATCGGCTTGAAGCCAATGCCCGACAAATGGGTAAAGGTGCTGCTTGATGACGGCCCATCCCTGTTGCCGGTTGTGAAGCTCCAGGGTAATGCTGCTGTCGCTCATGCTGCCAACTCCCTTGCCAGTGCCGCGTACTTGGCCTTGATGCACTTCAACTCGTCCACCGTATGCCTGCGCGGCTCCTGGTCATACTCCAGCGCCAGCACGGCATCAATGCCTATTCGCTTGACAAGTCCAACGCGATAATCCGCCACGTTCCCCGACAAATAACGATTGCATCGCTTGCATTGAAGGTGGCAGTTTCTTTCGTCGAATCTGAGGTGTGGTGCACTTCCACGGCTCCGAAAATGTCCTGCATCGCCGCTACCACCGATAGAACCTTCTCCGCAGGCTGATCCACAAGAGATACATCCCTTTCCAGAGTCGCGCAACCTGACGTATTTATTGAACGCAGTCTGTGCTTCACGGATGTAGTCTCCACGGGTCTTTAATTTCTCGCGCTTCACCTGGTCGGCCTTGCGCTCTTTGGCTTTTGCTGCCTTTTTTGCCTTGGCCAGTCGCTGGAAGGCCAGAACCGAACCGCATGCCGGTGAACACCACACGGCAAACGATTGGCGCTGCTCGTACTCTGCGTGACAAACACGGCACTTGCGGGTTTTTGTTGTGAGCATGCAGCCTCCAACGAAAACAGGTCATTGGCTGCTGGCGCTTCGCAGTTATCCAACTCAACGACATAACCACGAATTTTTGACAGACGAAGGGCGCGAACATTGTCGTGACCGTAGGCAATCAGTACGGACGGGGCACCGGCTGGGCCTGATGTGCCACCCCCAGGCAAACGGAACTTGATACGGCCTGCCATGAACAACATCCCATCAGCACGGCTCCAGCAATATTCTTGGAACGCCCTTGTCTCGGTTCTGGCAAATATCAGAGCAATCCCATTGCCATGTTCTGCCATGCGCTTTAAAAACTTCTCGGCGTGCGGCCCATAGGGCGGGTTGCACCATACGCGACCTGACCAATCCCGAGACAAACCATCGTCCTCGATGGTAAACTGCGTCGTGGCTGTTCTCCATGTCTGGAACTGGCTTGCGCACGGATCCATATCGAACTGACCGAGCGCATTGATAATTTCAGGAGGAGTCAGCCAGTCATGCGTTGTCGCAGTCCCTCCGTCGCCCCCTGTTTCAAAGTTGACGTTCATTTCGCACCCCTTCTAATCTCGCTGATGGCATAGGCAATAGCCTTGGCTTCCATCAGCTTTCCAGATTCTTTGTACCGTCTGCGCAGGCGATCCAAGATGATGATTGCTTCGCTCATTTGCACATTTCCTCTTTCCAGATAACGCGCATGTGCGCCTTGATGCGCTCGGCTGATCCGCTTCCGTAAATTCGTTCTGAAACCTTCAAAGCCATTTCGAGCCATTCCTTGTTTTTGAAGTTGTGAGCAAGAACCCTTGCCTCACCTTTCTCCAGTTGTTCCCTATCCCATCCTTCCTCTACCATCCTTTCCTCTCCTTCTTATCTCTCCTAACCTGTAATTTCCTTTGGTGGACGGACCTAGCCATTCCTGGCTGGTCCTTCACTTGTGCATTTCCCCCGGAGCCACAAGACCCGTCAGCCGTTCGATACAAGGGCGCTAACTTCGCCACCCTTTTCCCTGTCTCAGTACCTTTTCCAACAGTAGGGAACTTCATCTTTGCTGCTGCCGTTAAACCATTACCAACCAGCAAAGCGGCCCTTTTAATGACTTGGCGGTCACACTTCTAAGTTTCTGAATCGGTGTTCGGAGAACCGATTAACCCTCTCTGACTTTGGGCAGAAACATTTACGAATTCGTTTTTTCTTTCTCCTGATCTTCTTTAACTTCCTGCTTATCAGCTTGAGCATCAATACGCTCTATGGCTTCGTATCTACCGCATGAATTGCATGTCCATGCTTCACGTTCCCCTGTTAACTGATGCTGGCGAATAACGCCGCCGCACTGACAAACTCTCATGCGTAATACTCCTGTTCATCGGCTATGTTCTGTAGCCACTTGCGCAGCACTTGTGACGTTTTGAATGTCCCGTGCGACTTGTGGAAATCGTTTATGTCGGTGCCCTCTTGATCTGGCATCCAATACGGCAGGCCGGTTGCCCTGGCCGCGTTCAATCCGGTGAGGCTTGCATCGTTGTCGGCCACGACATAGCCGCTATGGGCCATGCGCTTGAGGTTTCCCGCTGAAAAACAAACATGGATGCGGTAGCGCATCTTCAAAGCGTTGAGACAGGCGCGAAGGCTCAATCCACTGGCATATCCTTCAACCCACCAGTCATCTCCACCAATGCCAGCGGCATCAATGCAATACTCAGCTTTGCTGGTAATTCCTCCAGTCAGGAATTTCTTTTCCCCGCTGCGGGAAATCATTTGAAGGCTGGAAATCTTTCCGGCTACATACATTGGCACGCAAAGCAGATTCGATTCCTGCTCTGGCCTCCACACCAAGCCTGGTAACTCTGGAAAGCCCTTAGATTGAAGATAGGCGTGTTGTTCTTGCACGCACTGGCTCAGTATCCATTCGGCCTTCTTTGCAGCCTCCCGTGCAATCCTGATGCGCTCTTGACCCTCTGCACTCTGGCGCTCTTGTGCTTCTCTGCGCTGCGCATTGATCTGGTCTTGCGTTGGCCTTTGATGCCCTTCATCGCGCCATCCGTTTTGCTTCGCCTCGTGAAAGAGTGAAGCAATAGTGACGCCGGTACCACGGAACGACCGCCACACTGAACGGGCGTCAAGCTCCTTGAATGAATCAGCTTGCCTACTCCAATCCATCCACATATCGCGGCCAGCATCACCGAACTCTGACTTGATGGCCATTCCGATAGATACCCACGTATCTCGCTCTACCGGGCTGATGAACTGCAATGCTGATGCTGTGCGGTTCATGCTGCTTTCCGCTTCGCAAATGCAATGTTCCTGCTACGAATCCATGACCGTACTTCGGCGCTTGGGGAGACTGGTGCAGGCTTCGACATGGACGGGTGGACGCCAAACTTTTCAGCGTATTTGTGATACGCCATGCCTGGGTTTTTCCCCATTTCTTGCGCGTAGCCCAATAGCTGCGCGTAAAACGACGACTTGTATTCCGCTGAATACTTTTCCTTCTTTGGGACCAATGAAAGCTCTGTCATTTCACCGGCCACTGCCACTACATCGTTTTTCCGCGCACGGACAAACCCGCAATGGGCGCAAACGTCTGTCGCTGAATTCCACAGACATCCACACTTAGGACATTTGGACTTTTCTTTCTCAACGTCCGTTGGCTCTGGTTTTGTCTTTTCTGCTCCATCGTCCAATTGAGTAACGCCATCAGCACACAAGCTATCCCACTGGTCGCGGAACCGTAAGAAGTTTCCAGAGTGATCCAGCCAAATAGCCGTGTCTTTGGAGTCATGCGGGCGCATGATGCGGCCAAGCTGCTGAACGTGTGCGCTGAATGACTTGCTGAATGGACGTGCGCTTACGCCTACGCAAACGTCTGTAACGTCGAATCCCTTGGTCAGCAAGTCAGTCGCAATCAAACCGTGAATTTCAGTGTCAGGCTTGGCGAAATCCTCAAGCACCTGGCGCTTGTATTCGTCGTCATCCTTGTAGCTCACGCTGATAAAGTTGAATCCAGCATCAGCAAACTTCTGCACCAGATCAGCGCCATGGGCGACTCCAGAGCAAAACACAATCGTTTTCTTGGGACCGCCAAAAACTTCATTGGTCTTAGCAATCCACTCGGCCACCACATCGCCAGTGATCTTGATTCCGCGTTCCGTGGCTTCTTTGTCAGACCACTCCCCTGCTACCTTCTTTGCTCCATCCATATCAATCTGCTTTGAAATGAATATGCGAGGGGAAATCAAGAAACCCTGGTCAATCAACTGGTTCACTGTGCAGGCTGAAACCACATTGGTATATGTGTTTGCAAGCCCCTTGGTGAATGGGCTACCAGACAAGCCAACAACCTTGACATTTGGGTTGTTGCGGACAAACTCAATCACCGATGCTCGTAATGTGTGCGCCTCATCTACCACCAGCACATCCACAGCGGGGAAGCCTCCACGGGCTTCAAGGGTTTGAATCATGCATACCTGAATAGGAAGCTCTGGCCGGTAACGTGGCGATTCAGGCTGGATGATCCCGTGGTCAATTGCGTACTTGGAAAGCCGTGCCGATGTTTGAGCGCAAAGCAACTTCAGATCAACCAGCATTGCCGAACGGCGGTTCTTCTTTGCAGATCCATCCATCATTGCAACCGCAATTTCTGTTTTTCCTGCACCGCAGGGCGCATAGAGCATTTGCGCACGATGACCCATCGCAAACCCCATGCGAAGGTTGTCCATCGTTGCAATTTGATGTGGACGGAGTTGCAGCATGATTAGGCTGTCCGTGTTCCTGCCAGCTTGTCAATCTCACGTCTTTGGCGATTGATTTGCTTTTGCATTTCTGCAACTTGATTCTGGAATCCGTCGCGGGAAATCTTCACCGCTTTCAATGTCGCTTCGAGCGTCTTGATGTGGGCGCGAAGTTCTGCGATCAGGTTCTTGGCTTGCGCTGCTTCTTCTGGATCTGCGCTGCCAATGTTTGCAACGGCCAGCGCATCCTGTAGACCTTCGATCTGGTCGCGTGCTGCATCCAGTTCGGTGTATTCCTCTGCTGGAGTGACTACTGAGGCAGTAGCAACCGCAGGTTTCGATTTGGCTTTTGCCGGTTCACTTTTCGTTGGCGTAGTGGAATCGGATTCAACTTTCTTCTTACCAATTCCTCCCGTCTGCATCGTTGCAGTGGCTCCTTGTTTTGTCTTGTAGGTTCGCTCTGTAGGCTTGTCACTTGCAACCGTTGCAAGTGACAACCTGACGCTATCGACAAAAGTATGGGAAACGCAGCATGCTTTTGCAATCGCGTTACTGCTCCACTTAGCCCACTCTGTATCACTGAACATCGTTTGTACGGCCTTGCGCTTGTCGGCATTGGACCGTTTCAAGCCGTGTGTCCCATTTGCTCCAAAGCTGAACAGCACAGCATCACGCGCAGTACCTTGGTGGATTTCGGCAGAAATGGAAGTCTTTCCAGCCTGGTTGTGTGCGTGAAAACGGTGGAATCCATCAGCCAGCCAGTTATCTACGCCATCATTGAAAACGACTACCGCCGGGAACTCTGCTCCAGCCTTGATAGCTTCTGCGTACTCGGTGACTATTTCGTTATTGATTTCAACGCGGGATTGAGTCCCGCCATCAGTCCTAATGGTTTTGATGTTGATTGTTTTCATTTGGTTTTTTTTGAAGTGTCTTTTTTGCTTGAACCGACATGCCACATGCCGCAGTAGCCATCGAGTACCCGTGTCTCAACGGGATCAACTTCAAAGGAAATTTCCGTGCGCTCGGCCATTCAGCCTCCGAAGGAGAAAAACCCACCGGCCACGTAGGACCGATGGGAAAAGCCCACGCGCGGACTCAGGGAGGAAAAGCCCGCGTTTGGCCGTGGATTGGTGGTGAACATTCAAGCGGCCTTGGCTGGTTGCTTGCGGGATTTGGTCGCATTGATACGAGCCAGCGCACCGTTCACTCGATCCGCAACAGATTGCGGGAGTTTTTCAGGCCACATATAGATGGCATGACGGGATTTGTAGCCCATTGCTCTGGAGGCTTTGATAGCCGTTCCACCGAGCATTTCGATTGCTTTTTGTTTTTCCATGACTCATTGTAAATGCAATTTACACATGAATCAAACAATTTGTGAATTTTGTTTACCTACGCTGGACTACCATAATCTGATGACTTGCGGAGAAAGACTAAAAGCGGCAATGTCTGCGCGTGGCGTGGACAGGAAAACGCTTGCCGATGCGATTGGCACAACCCGCCATGCAATCGGAATGGTGATAACTGGCGGCGGCAGAGAGGAAAGATGGCTATCCAGGGAGAACAACCAGAAAGCAGCCAAGTTCTTTACGTCTGCAAATTACTGACCAGCAAGATATTAGCGAGATTGATCGAATAATTGTGAATTTTGTTTACCTCGTGATGTAAATTGCGTTTACACTACATCACACCGCAATAAATGCGGAATAGGAGCGATGAAGTGAGACACGCACGAACGCACATACCAACCTTGATGGATACGTCCATTGCTGGCATTCCATGCCAGGTACAGGTGGACTACTTCTTTGTTCAGCAACCCATGGGCCCCAGTGCAGATAGCGACTGGGACTGCTACGGCTACACCGAGATTGAATTTACGGTGTGCGATCGTCGCGGTCGTCCTGCTCCATGGCTCAACAAGAAGGTGACGCCAGAGATTAAGGCCGAACTCGAAACTGAAATCGAGAGGTTCATGCAATGACACACCGAATTCTCAATATCGCCCTGGCCATCGCTGTGATTGCTGCATGGATGACCATTGCAGGACTGTTTGACAAGCAGGTAATGGAAGGCGATCTGCGCCACATGCATGACGCCCAGGTGCAGAAGCGCCGCAACAACGCAGCAATGCAGATTTGCGGAAATGCACACGCCACCTGGTCCGATGAAACCACTCTGGTGTGCCAAAGGCATACGGGCAAGGGCAAGTCTGTCGTGACCGCTGGAGTGCAGCTATGACCTTATTTGAACTGTCACTGATTGGAGCCTTGGTGCTTGCAATCTTCTGCGGGCTGTCATGGATCGCAGACAAGTTGGAAGTGACCAAATACCTGAGCGACGAAGAAATCGAGCAGCGTCTGCGTGAAGTAAATGCAGCACTCGAACACCGGCCCCGCGTGAGGGCCATGACTGAAATTAACAAGGAGGTGTGAAGTGGACAAAGAAACACTGGACCGTCTTTGCCGCGAAGCACTGGAGCGTATTGCGTACTTTATCAACCGATCAGCAGCACAGCACTTGCGCCGGATGCGTGAGACATATCAATCAACCAAACCAAGCGAGTAACACCATGAAACACACCATAAAGCAAATCGTTCACTACCGCGTATCGCAATTTACTGGCAAAGAAGAATACGTCCTGTTTGCTTCTGATCTGAGCAAGGTTGGTGCTGGATACACCAAGGTCTGCGAAACAGAAGTGACGTTTGAAACGCCTGACGACTTCAATCCAATCGCCGCACAGGTGGAAACACTCAAGGCCGAGGAATCCAAGCTGCGCGAAGAATTCAACAGCCGTATCGAGCAGATCAAAGAGCAGATTAGCAAGCTGACTTGTATCACTTACGAGGTTCCAGCATGAACTACATCGACGGCGAACCGTTCTGCTACGACACAGCAGAAAGCCAAAACGAAGCAGCAGCACAGCACCAGATTGCACTAGATGTGCTTTACAGCATTGGATGCGAATACAGCATCAAACAGGATCACATGAAGCAGCTTTGCCGCATTTCACTCATTGACTTTTCCGAACTTCAAAACCATTCCACAAACTCAACTGAAAGCACAACACCATGTCTATCGCAACAATGCTCCTTGGTCAATCTGGCACCGGAAAAACAACCAGCCTGCGCAACTTGAACCCAGCCGAAGTGCTGTTGATTCAGGCTGTTAAAAAGCCTCTCCCATTCCGCGCTAAAGGATGGGGTCCATGCACCAAGGGAACCCCGGAAGGCTCCATCATCGTCACCGACAACGCGCAAACCATCGTGGGCGCAATGCAGCGCACCCACAAGCCAATCATCATCATTGATGACTTCCAGTACATCCTCGCCAATGAATTCATGCGCCGGGTGCTGGACAACGAAACCGGCAATGCAGCCTTTGCCAAATACAACGAAATCGCCCGTAACGCATGGGACATTCTGATGTGCGCCGGGAAGCTGGCAGACAGTACCCGCGTCTACATCCTTGCTCACACACAGCAGGACGAATCCGGCCACGTCAAGGCTAAGACGATTGGCAAATTGCTGGATGAAAAGATCACGATTGAAGGTCTGTTGACCATTGTCATGCGAACGACTGTCATCAATGGGCAGTACCTGTTCAGCACACAAAACAACGGGCTAGACACCGTGAAAACGCCTATGGGCATGTTTGATTCTGAGCATATCGAAAACGATCTTGCCAAGGTCGATCAGACCATTTGCGATTACTACAACTTGACTCTTTCACCAACCGCTTAAACACAAGGAAAAGCACCATGTATACGCTCGATACCAATGAGGCCCGCAAAGCAGACACACAAGGCAATCAGATCAAAGAGATTGGAAAGTATGTCGGCCAGATCACCCAAGCAGAGGACATCACCGCAAAGACCGGCACCAGGGGTGTTGCCCTGAGCTTCACCAGCAACGCAGGACAAAAGACCAAGGTCAGTATCTACACGATGAAGGCCGATGGAACAAAGATCGGCGGGTTCTCCATGCTCAACGCATTGATGACCTGCTTGCAACTGCGCTCCATTGCACCAAAACCCGGTACTGTCACCCGCTACGACTACGACACCAAGAAGGACGTACAAGAACAGGGAAGCGTATTCCCTGACCTGTGCAAGCCTGTTGGCATCCTTCTGGAGACTGAGGACTTTGCAAAGAACGATGGCGGAACCGGAACACGCATGGTTCTGCGTGGTGTGTTCCAGGCAAACACCGAACTGACAGCCAGCGAGGTTCTGGACCGCAAGACAACGCCGGAAGCACTGCCAAAGATGGTAGCTGCACTGCGTCACCACCCATTGAAAGCAGCACGGGCCATGCCTGAGCGAGTCCATGGCGGGCATATGCCGGATGACCAGTTCTTTGGTGATGACGACGGAGACAGTATCCCCTTCTAATTTACGGGGCTACGGCCCCATTGAAAGCACATCATGAACAAAGAATTTCTGGTACTCGACATCGAAACGATACCCTGCCAACGTGATGACGTTCGCAAATACATTGCTGCAACGATCAAGCCGCCAGCAACCTACAAGAAAGCAGACTCAATCGCTGCCTGGTACAAAGAACAAGGTCCGGAGGCCATTGAAGAAGCAGTAAGCAAGACTGGACTTGATGGCGCATTCGGACAAGTGTGTGTCGTTGGGTTTGCTGTTGGAGACTCCCATCCAGAAACCATCAGCAGCTTAAATGAATCGGAACTGCTTAACGCACTGAATGAAAAGCTGGATGAAGTCCCGGCCAGCATGCACAACGCAATCACCATCGTTGGGCACAACTTGCAATCGTTTGACATTCGGTTTCTGTGGCAACGGTATGTAGTGAATGGAATCCGACCGCACGCAATCATCAGTGCTGCTGTTCATGCAAAGTCGTATGACTCAAGGGTGTTCGACACCATGACGCACTTTGCCGGATGGGGCAATCGAATCAGCCTTGACAAGCTCTGTCTTGCCCTCTCTATACCTTCACCAAAGGGCGACATGGACGGCTCCATGGTAGGCAAATACGTTGCTGACGGTCGCATTGCGGAAGTTGCCGCGTACTGCAAGAAGGACGTAATTGCCACTCGTGAAGCCTACAAACGCATGACGTTTCAAACCTGATTTACGGGGGAAAGCTGACGCTGAAACTGGACAGTTCGGGTATTGCACCCATCACAGGCCACGGCCCGCATTGAACGGCGCGGAGTTAGTTTGCAGCGTAGCGAGTACCCCACCCCTTATTTGTACAAATAGAGAGAGAAATGAACACAAAAAGTCCGAAATTCCTCAAGCCTCACGAGGGGCTTACAGCGACCCAGCGCAAGAGCCTTGGTCTTGAGAAAGTACCTCCACGCATCCGGCAAGCAGGCGAAGCAATGCAAATCACCTACTGCAACGCATCAACAAAGGGCCGGTACGTGGCTGGATTTGGCGACTCCTATCAGCATGTCCGAACCGGGTCAGATCACGCCATGGCAATCAAAAGCATCGGATTCAGAACATGAAACCCACAATCAACGCCAACCGCCTGCGCTCTGCTGAAATCACCGCCATTCTGGCCGAGCAAAAGCGGGACTACTTTGTCCATGGCATCGAGCAGCCAATGGAAATCCGGGTCACGCTGGAAGCCGAACTCGCGCGACTGCGCTTTGAAACCTTGAAGCTGGTTGATGCCGAAAACGCCAATAAGGCACGTATCAGGCAGATTCGCGGAGAAATTCTGAAAGCCGAACTGATTTCCCTTGGGCATCCGGACCTCATTGCCCACTGCAATCGTCTTGCGGAAGAACAAATTCTTAACCCTTCAACTTGAAAAACATCATGGAAATCACTTTCAAACTCGATAGCCTGTCCGAAATAGGACAGTTGCGCGACTATCTCAACTCTCTGAACGCTTCGGACATGAGAGCAAACGTCCTTGTGAACTCGCCGATTGATGGGCTTTATCTCACGATTCGCTCAAGAAATTGCCTGCTTGCCGAAGGAATCAAAACCATCGGGCAGTTGATTACATGGAGTGAGGGCGCTTTAATCAAGACTCCGAATCTCGGTCGCAAATCACTGCATGAAATCAAAGATGCACTTGCCAAATTGGGCTTGTCATTTGAACCAGTGGAAAGCGCGACTTGCGAATTTACGCCATTTTCACCCGCACCATGAACATCGCAGAAACCATCAAAACCCCGCGTCACCATGACGCAAACCGACCCTTTGGAAAAGCACCCATGACGAAACAACCCGTGAAACCAACAGACCCAAGCACCCTGACAATCTGCAATGACCCGCTTCCATCGCACAGGGCCAGCCCCGTGAACAAGTACACCGAGAAGCTCAAGGCTATGAAGATGGGCCAGTGCATCAAGTGCTTACCAGAGGAAGTAGGCCGCATCCAGGGTGCAATGCGCAAGTACGTCGAACTCCACAAGATCAATGCGACCGTTCGCACGATCAAGAACTATGGCGACGGGTTCGGTCGTGTTTGGATGTTGTCGATTGAGAAGAAATTGAAGGTGGCGGCGTGAAACTCGATACAGCAACCATCAAAACAGCCGGTCAAGACCTGACCTACTTCTGTCACGGTCAAGCCAAGGAAAACGGATGGTGGACTGATATGGCCACCGGCCCCGCATGGCTCTAGTTTACGTCAGCGCGGCCAGGCATCCATCAAGGTTTTGACATCGCCGGCGTGCCCATCAGCAACTTCCGCCAGGCTTCTATAGCTCTCGCTGCACTGACCGAGTACGACTCGCTCGGCATCGGCTGCGACAAGGCAGGCGGCGTGGGAGGTTTCTGCACTTCGCATGGCGGCGTCGGCGGCGTCGTGCAGGCTGACAAGA